GAACTGGCGGTCCTTAAAGCCCAGGCCAGAATTAGGCTTGATGAGCTTAAAGCACAAGACTCGGCCAAAGAAGTAGCAGGTAAAGCCATTGGCGAAGATGGCTTACTGTATATCTTCCTAATCGTAATCGTGGGTGTTGGTGCATCGCTTTTCCTTGAGGGCGAAAAAATCGCCGCTGTAATGGGCTTACTTGGCGCTTCACTTACTGCACTTATTCAGATGCTTAACGGCATTGCTGGGACCGCAGCCAAGCAAGAGAAGCCTGAGTTTGAAGTCATTAAAGACCTTATCCATCGTCTTGACAAACTGGACCGAGCCGAGCAGCCCATGCAAGTTGATGTTGAAGGCTCCAAGGTTACGGTTAAGAAAGGCCAAGACATCGTAACGGCTAAGGGGTAATCATGCTTTCATTATTATCAACGCTCGGGGGTTTGCTTATCTCCGGCCTACCCAAGCTGCTTGATTACTTCCAAAACAAAGCCGACCAAGCCCATGAGCTTGAGCTTGCGAGGATGCAATCAGAGCGTGAACTTGCGCTTGCCAAGGAAGGCTTTATTGCTCAGCAGCGTGTGGAAGAGATCCGCACCGATCAGATCGCCATGCAGACTGATGCTCAAATGACAGTTGCTGCGCTGGATCACGACAAGCAGATCATTGAGAAATCCAGCAAATGGGTGGTGAACTACATCGGAACTGTACGTCCCAACGTCACATACTTGCTAATCTTTGAGTTGATTGCCATCAACGCAGTGCTTGCTTATTACATCTGGCAGCATCCACACCTTGTGCAGAACATTGATGATTTGATCCGGGTGAGTACGATTATCTTTTCTGATGATGAGATGGCAATGCTCGGCGGTATCATTGGGTTTTGGTTTGGTTCTAGAAGTTGGAACAAGAAGTGAAAACGGGTCAGGCTGGCATTGAGTTGATGCACAGGTTTGAGGGCAAGAGTCTCAAGCCTTACTTATGCCCAGCCCATATTTGGACGATTGGATACGGCCATGTTCTGTATCAAGATCAGATCAAATTACCAGCGCTGAGGAAAGATGGCTATACCGGCATCCTTCGCAAGGACTACCCGCTCGCAACCAAGGATAATCGTACTTGGACGCAAGAGGAGATTGATCGCCTTTTTGAGGATGATCTCGTCCGTTTTGAACGCAGTGTTCTTAGAATGTCTCCTAATCTTGCTGGCCGTCAGTCAAGCTTCGACGCTGTGGTCAGTTTTGCGTTCAACGCTGGACCTGGGCGTTATCAGAGTTCTACGATAAGAATGAAGAACAACCGCGCCGACTATGAAGGTGCAGCGGAAGCGTTTATGATGTGGACTATGGGCGGTGGCAAGGTATTACCGGGATTAGTACGCCGTCGCAAAGCTGAACGTGCCTTGTATCTCGCGGGGTAGAACGTGCCATTAGTCAAGACGCTTTATAAGCCTGGTGTCAACAAAGAGAATACCCGTTATACAAATGAGAACGGATGGTATGTCTCTGAGAAGGTTCGTTTCCGCCAAGGTACGCCTGAGAAGATTGGCGGATGGGTTCGCATATCGCAAGCTACATTCCTTGGTATTTGTCGCTCGCTTTGGAACTGGGTAACGCTAAGTAACTCTAACCTGCTTGGTGTTGGAACCAACCTCAAGTATTACATTGAGCAGGGCGGTGCGTATTACGACATCACGCCCATACGAAAGACGGCATCGGTTACCTTTGCAGCGGTAACGGCATCTCCGTTTTCATCAACCATTACAGTAACTTGCGCGAACCATGGCGCAATCCTTGGTGATTTTGTTACCTTCTCAGGGGCTGTTTCTCTAGGCGGAAACATCACGGCACCGGTACTGAATCAGCAGTATCAGATTACCTCTGTACCAACGGCTAATACGTTTACCTTTACGGCGACGGATCCATCGACCGGGGCTACGGTTACATCTAATGCTTCAGATGTTGGTAACGGTGGCGGTTCTTCGCTTGGCGCATTCCAAGTCAATACAGGTCCAGGTATTGCCCAGGTTCCTCTCATTGGGTGGGGAGCTGGCGCATGGGGTTCTGGATCATGGGGTGTAACGCCACAGGTCACTGATCCACTCAGGATTTGGAATGCAGGAAACTGGGGCGAGGATCTGGTATTCGGGCCACGGGCGGCTGGTATTTACTACTGGGATGCCACGGGCGGGTTGACGTCAAGAGGCGTTGCGTTGAATAGCCTTGGTGGTACGGTTACGCTAACCATCGCCGGCCCGTGTGTTGTGTCATTTGGTGTTGTACTGGCGGAAGGTACGGCGGTATCGTTTTCAACCACAGGCGCATTACCTACAGGACTTACGGCTGGTACGACGTATTACTTGAGAAACGTGTCTGGGCTAACAGCCAACCTTTCGGCTACGCCAACAGGCTCGCTGATTACAACGTCTGGTACGCAATCAGGCACACAGTCCATGGTTCTTGAGGACGTGCCTAAGTATCAATATTCGTTGATGATCTCAGATGCGCTACGGTATCTGATGGTATTTGGGACCAATGATATTGATAGCTCGGTTGTTGATCCCATGCTCATTCGCTGGTGCGATCAGGAATCCTTGGTGGATTGGAGACCATCGGCAACCAATACAGCCGGATCAATCAGGCTCTCTCATGGGTCCCAGATCATTACTGTACAGCAGCAGCGGCAAGAGATTCTTGTTTGGACAGACGCTGCTTTGTTCTCGGTCCAGTACTTGGGGGCGCCGCTTGTGTGGGGCTCTCAGATCTTGGCGGACAACACGTCCATCATCGGACCTAACGCCACGGCGGTTGCATCGGGTGTTACGTACTGGATGGGTGTTGACAAGTTCTACCTGTACAACGGACGAGTGCAAACGCTGAACTGTGACCTGCGCCGGCATGTCTTTAATGACATAAACAGGTATCAGAACTTCCAGGTTTTTGCAGGGACGAACGAAGGTTTCAACGAAGTCTGGTGGTTCTATTGCTCTGCAAATAGCACAACCGTTAATCGCTATGTGGTGTACAACTACGCAGAGAATATTTGGTATTACGGCAGCATGGCCAGGACAGCTTGGAGTGATTCCGGTCTAAGGCAATACCCACAGGCTGCAACGTATAACTACAACATCGTAGACCATGAGCGTGGCGTTGATGACAACGAGACCGGTACTGCGGCTGCGATTAATGCTTACATTGAGTCTGCTGAGTTTGATATCCAAGACGGCCATAACTTAGGGTACGTGTACAGGGTTCTTCCTGACATCACCTTTGAGGGATCAGAAGCTACGTCCCCTGCTGTAACCATGACACTGATACCCATGATGAACTCAGGATCTGGGTATAACAATCCTCAGTCTAATAGCGGATCATCTTCAGCCTCAGTTGTACGTACATCGACGACAACGATTGAGCAGTTTACCGGCCAGGTTTATGTCAGGGTGCGTGGGCGTCAGATGATCTTTAAGGTTGAATCCAATCAGCTTGGTTGCACATGGCAGCTAGGTGCGCCAAGGATAGATATCAAGGCTGACGGTCGGGCAACGGGGCAGGGCATATGACGCTAAGACTAGACGTCCCTGCTGCGCCGGCGCTGGCATTAGCGCCTATTGAGTACTCAGCGTTTTACCAAGATCAGTACTCAAACATCTTGCGCCTTTACTTCAATCGTTTAGATAACGCTTTGAGGAATGTGCTTGCAGGGACGGGCGGTAAGTTTCTGAGCTTGCCGTTTGGTGCGTTTTACGATACGACCGATCAGATTGCTGGCTCGACGACAACAGCCTATCCCATCACGTTTGACAGCATATCGTTTGAAAACGGTGTGACTGTGGAAAACAGCAGCCAGATCACCTTCGCTTATGAAGGTGTGTACAACATCCAGTTCAGTCTTCAGTTTGCTAACACTGACAATGCCACGCAAGATATTGATGTTTGGTTTAGAAAGAATGGCGTTGATATAGCCAACTCTAACAGTCGGTTTGGATTGGCGCCAAGGAAGTCGGTATTAGACCCTTACCATGTAGTAGCTAGTCTAAACTTCGTTGATTCATTTCTAGCCGGTGATTATGTTGAGTTGTACTGGTGTACAAGTAACGTGCTGGCTTATATTGAACACTATGCAGCCGGAACTACACCAACCAGACCGGCCATTCCGTCAGCGATATTGACGGCAACATTTGTTTCTTCGATACCGGAGTAGGTTATGAGCGACGGCGGCCAATACAATTATGATTTTGGATATGGCGATTCCGAGCAAGGGCAGGGTGAGGTTTCTTCTGGCAACGCAACCGCAGGAACCGATTGGTCATCAATCTTGGGTGGCAATAACATAGCCACACGCTTTCTTTCTGGTAATGCCACGGGTGGCGACAAAGCATTAGCGACACTTGGGTTTGGCATAGCTGCACTAGCATCCGCGCTAAGAAACAAACCTCCCGAAGTAAAGATGCCTGTTTACAAAGAAGCCCCGGTATATAACCGTGCGCTCACTGCGCCCATGCTTCCCCCTCAGCCGGCGGCACAGAAATCTGCTTCAGGGCAAAACATTTACCAGCCTATGGTTGGGTTGCCACTGTTCTTCAATCCCAATCCTTTTCAGTTCAATCCAACTGAAGCGGCTAAAAGATATGGGCCTACGCAGGCTGAAATTGCTGCTGGCCAACAAGGGTACTCGCAGGGACTTGAGCGTCTTTACCAATCACTTGGTCAGCAACCTGCTATTCAATTCAATACCACGGGTACAGATACCACCGCGGGTGGTAACAGCACAGTAACCGGCGGCACGGATACGTCAGGTGGCGGACTGGCTTATGGCGGGTCTGTTGATGACTTGATGGTTGGTTATGCAGAAGGTGGTGATGTAATCAGCGAAGGCAGGTATTTGCGTGGGCCTGGTGATGGTATGTCTGATGATATCTATGCTTATATCGAAGGCGGCATGGCGGGCAAAGATCAACCTGCACGATTAGCAAGAAATGAGTTTGTCATCCCGGCGGATGTGGTATCAGATCTTGGTAACGGTTCATCGGATGCTGGTGCTGATGCGTTGTACGAAATGATGGAGCGCGTACGTAAAGCTAGGCATGGAACTAAAGAGCAGCCGCCCGCGGTCAAGCCAGAAAAGGTTATGCCTGCATGAGTGTATTTGATCAAGAGTGGGATCGATGTGGTCCATGGCTACAGGCGGCTCTTGATCACGCAGGGAATTTGTTTACGTTGGAAGATGTAAAAGCTGCTGTGATAAGAGGGGAGGCTATATTCCTTCCCGGATTAGAGGCGGCGGTTGTTGCAGAGATTCGGGTCTACCCGCAGAAAAAGATTTACAACTGCTGGCTTGCTGGCGGTAGCTTAGAGGAACTCAAACTTGCCTTTGCGCCTGCTGTACGTTGG